CAAAAACTTATGTTTTCGAAGTAAAAGGGAAGAATACTGGCAATTCATATTGCTGGTATTTCTCCTGCGAAAACGATGAACAATTTTATTCAATGCTACTAGACAGTGGATTAGAACAAGATACGTCTGGTAAACTGATTAAAGTTATAGATTTGGATCTGTTCAATAATATCAATGACTCATAATTTTTTAAAAAATAACAAAACTGCTATTCCTTATCAAGGCGGAGCATATGGAAGCTATGTTAAATGGGTATTATATTATCTATTAATCAATGATGAAATAATTCCACCATTTGCTTCGCATGGAACCAGTCATAATTGGGATTATTTAAAAGATAAACATGTAGCAAAAAAACATGTTTATGTGTCGATGATTAAGAATAATCATCCTGATTATAACTGTAATTTATTTACATTGCACCCAGTATTAGATTTTGGTGATGAATTTATTTCTAATTTAGATTTTTTATACAATGCTGTAGATTATTGCATTGTGCCTTACGCAGATAAAAATACATATCTATTAAATGTTCATAATTATATCTATAAAGTACACAGCGAATTAAGTCTCGACGAAGGAACATTAGCTTATATAAATCGCGACGATTTATTAAACGGCTGGGGAATTTCCCACGACATTCCTATATTAGAAATTCCACCTAATATACAACGAGAATACTTTAGTTATAATATATTTGATAGCTGGGAGGCACAGTGCAATTGGTTTGCGCCCGACCATTACAATAAACCAAACTTGAAATGGCTTTATACTTCTGATTTATTATATAATTTCGAACAAACATTTAACGACCTAGCTAACTTTTTGAATATATCATGGGTTAGAGATATTAAGGAATTAGTACCATATCATAATATGAATCTTTCAAATCAAAGATTTTTATCACAAGATAAAATAGCACAAAGTATATTAGATTCGATCGATAATGACACTAATATAAGTTGGGATCAAAAAGATTTAACTATATTTACAGAAGCATTTATTCAAAAATCTTTACGAGATAAAGGAATACTGTTAAAATGCAATAACTTAGATGTTTTTCCTACATCAACAAAAGAATTAATAAAGGAATTTGAATGAGTAACTTATTTGAAAAAGCTGCAATGTTTACGGACATTCACTTTGGACTTAAAAATAATAGCACACAGCACTTAACCGATTGTGAGAATTTTGTGGATTGGTTTATCCAGCTTAGTAAAGATCATGGCTGTGAAACGTGTCTTTTTTTAGGTGATTGGCATCATCACAGAGCATCAATTAATCTCCAAACTTTGAACTATTCAATAAGAAGTTTGGAGAAATTAAATGATGCCTTTAAAAAAGTCTATTTCATACCAGGAAACCACGATCTTTACTATCGTGACAAACGTGACGTACACGGGATCGAGTGGGCGAAACACTTACCGAATATCCATCTCGTTAACGACTGGTTTACCCAAGACCATGTTACAATCGTTCCTTGGATGGTTGGAGACGATCATAAAAAATTAAAGAAAATTAAATCAAAATATGTGTTTGGTCACTTTGAGTTACCACACTTTAAAATGAATCAAATGGTAGAGATGCCAGACCACGGTGACATCGACACAAACGATTTACAAGTCGCAGACGGTGTGTTTAGTGGTCATTTTCATATGAGACAGAGTAGAGGAAACATACATTATATCGGTAATGCCTTTCCTCATAACTTTGCCGATAATGGAGATTCTGCTCGCGGTGCCTGTATTTTAGAATGGGGAGAACAACCAGAATTTTATGACTGGGATGAATGTCCTACTTATAAGGTAGTAAAGTTAAGTGAATTATTAGACCGAGCAGATGATATTTTACGTCCTAATATGTATGTCCGTGTTAATTTAGATATTAATATCAGTTACGAAGAGGCGAACTTTATCAAAGAAACATTTATCGAATCTCATAAACTTAGAGAAATTAGTTTATTACCAGATTCAGAAAATAAGAATTTAGATGGCGATGTAGTAGAGGCTCCTGTATTTCATTCAGTGGATCAAATTATCACCGAACAATTGACAAACATCGAAAGTCAATCGTATAATAAACAATTACTATTAAAAATATACCAAGATTTATGATCAATATAAAAACACTAACGGTGAAAAATTTTATGAGTGTAGGTAATGCTACACAAGCAGTATCATTTGATAGACACGATTTAACACTTGTTCTAGGTGAAAACTTAGACTTAGGTGGTAATGGATCGCGCAATGGTACTGGTAAAACTACAATAATCAATGCCCTTTCTTATGCATTTTTTGGTATAGCACTTACTAACATTAAACGTGATAATCTAATTAATAAAACAAACACTAAGGGTATGTTAGTGTCTGTTGAATTTGAATTAAATGGCATTGAGTATAGAATCGAACGCGGTCGCAAGCCTAATGTGTTGAAACTATTTAAGGGCGGCGAAGAAGAATTTACAGACGATGCACAAGGTGACAATCGCGAAACCCAAAAGTATATAGAAAATATTTTGGGCATTAGTCACGATATGTTCAAACACATTATTGCATTAAACACTTACTCTGAACCATTCTTAAGCATGAGAACAAAAGATCAGCAAGCAATTATTGAACAATTGCTCGGTATCACTATGCTTACAGAAAAAGCAGAAAAACTTAAAGAAAATTCAAAAGAAATTAAAACACGGTTACAAGAAGAAGAATTTCGCATTAAAGGTGTGCTCGAAGCTAACATGCGTGTCGAAGAGCAAATTGATAGTCTAAGGCGCAGACAAAAACTTTGGCTTAATAAACACGAAGAAAAACAAAACGAGTTAACTTCAGCAATAGAAGCATTAATGGAAGTCGATATTGATGCAGAAATTAGGCATCACAAAGACAATGCTGATGCACGAGTGTTCTTCGACAAAACTATCACAGAATATCTACATCAAAAGTCTATGGTGGATCAGCAGATTGCTGAACATAAATCTAAAGTAGACGAACGTAACAAATGGATTGCTGCGATTGAAAGGGATAATAAATCTATAGAACGTCAACAACAAGGTTTAGAAAAAGACATTGAGCTTATCAAAGAACACAAGTGTCATGCTTGCGGTCAAGATCTGCATGATGAAAAGCAAGAAGAAAATAAGAAAGTAAAAGAAGAAAAACTTAAAGAGCTTGCAATGCAGTACATATCTAATACTTCGCAATTGCAGGAACATCTAGATGCATTAAACGATCTAGGACCACCGCCTGAGTGGATTGATATTGATCATCCTAAACCTGATTATATCGAAACATTTTACGAAACCATTGATGAAGCACACGAACATAAGAATACACTGAATACATTATCGTCTCAACTTGAAACTTTATTAAAAGAAGAAGATCCTTATGCAGAACAGATCGTTGAAATGGAACAATCTGCTATTCAAGAAGTTAATTACGATACTATTAACGAATTAAACACTATGCTAGAGCACCAGGAATTCTTGCATAAACTGTTAGTAAACAAAGATTCATTTATCCGTAAACAAATTATCGAACAGAATTTAGCGTATCTTAACAGTAGATTAACACACTATTTAGATAAGATTGGGTTACGTCATACTGTACAATTTCTTAACGATTTATCTGTAGAAATCACAGACTTAGGTCGTGACTTAGACTTCGATAACTTATCACGTGGCGAACGTAATAGACTTATTTTAAGTTTATCATGGGCTTTCCGTGACGTGTGGGAATCATTATACACACCAATTAACTTACTATTCATTGATGAATTAATTGATAGTGGCATGGATACATTAGGTGTTGAAAATAGCATCAGTGTACTAAAACACATGAGTCGTGAACGTAGTAAAAGCGTATGGCTAGTATCTCATAAAGAGGAGCTAGTTGGGCGTGTTCACAACACAATGACCGTATATAAAGAGAACGGTTTTACAACATATAATGGTGATAACTAAAATATTACAATTATTGTAACAATGCATAAGTATAGGAATGCAATGGACGTACCAAGGTAAATTAGTAGAATCAATACCAAACGAGTACATTGGATTTGTATATCTTATCACTAACTTAACAACCGATCAAAAATATGTCGGTAAAAAGTTAGCAAAATTTACGCGAACAAAGCCTCCGTTAAAAGGAAAGAAGCGTAAGCGTAAAACATTAGTTGAAAGTGACTGGCAAACGTATTGGGGTAGCAGCGATCGTTTAAATGCAGATGTATTAGCATTAGGCGAAAAAAACTTCAAACGTGAAATACTTTATTACTGCACCTCAAAAGCAGAGATGAGTTATATTGAGGCTAGAGAACAATTCGACAGAAGAGTTTTAGAAACAGACGAATACTATAACGGCATTATTAATGTTAGAGTAGGCGGTTCCGAAAAACTCAGAAAGGCACTTTTAGAACATAATATTAAGGCATAATTTAGGCACAGTATAGGCACAGTATAGGCGTTGGATTTTAATAAATCCTTTTAAAAAATAAAACTATCGAATTTGAAACACTAAGTGGATGCGGCGTGAAACCTGGAGAAGTAGCTAGTGTAACCTTAACATGGGGGTTTTAATACATGTGGTAGAACTTGCTACATATCAGTAGACAAGAAGACCAAGCTCGTGCGATAGCGGGGACTGTAATCACTATCCTTTACAGGACGATGATACGATATGCCTGTGAACTTTCAATGTCTTTTGTAGTTCACTAACGTGTTTGATTACTTTTAAGTGGCAATAAAAAAGGCTAAATGATGTGGCTCTGTTAATCACAATTGCAACCACAAGTTTATAAATGCTGTATGATTAGGTGTTTATAAGCTCCCGTTAGTTTACTAAAATAATAGTATAAATTATTGAAACCATGCTAATTTACTACTATTCTAGTACAAAGTCTTAAGTAGGGGGTATCGGCTAACCGCCTCCGCTAAGTGAAACAATACTTAAATCTTATATAATCATTGACTATACGAACTCGTCGAAAGTTCTTCATTACTTTGTCCCATTTGCGGGCAAAGTATGACCATTAAATCTGTCGAAAGAATACTCTCTTAGTACAATTAAATATAATAAAATCAATTCTTACTTCGTTTGTTTCTATGCTTTAGGTATAGAGTTTTAAAAAATAAGATAGAGCGTAAGCGAATATCTTTGATGTCGTAGACATCACAAACACTTAGACTTTATTCATTGTTTACGATTTCGATAATAATGACTTTATCACCTAGGAATTTTTATGAGTTAATAGTCAATAAAAAACCCTAACAAGGCACTTAGTTAGGGTTCTTTAAATAGGCATTATACTTTACATGGATAAGGTAGGAGTAAAGTACAAAATTATTTATCTTAAAAGAATGGCAAATGTGTTTTTTTCGTTGTTTCTAAATTCTCATCGATTATCTTGTTAATAGTATCGCGTTCGTTTTTGTCTAATTGCATTGCTTGATTGTAGTTTAGTCCACCACGCATAAACCAACACATCTTTAATATATTTTCTTTTAGACTCTTAACTTCTTGTTCGTAGCTATCAACTAATTTCTCAATTTCGGAAACTTCTAACGTTAATAGCTTCATCCGAAAAAATCAGTCATGTTTATAGTAAATGGTTGCTCATATTTGTGACCACATTCTTTACATTCGATCTGTAAAGGCTTGAGTTCAGCTTTTCTGCGAATACCTGTTACTTCTTCTTTTAACTTATTGAACACATTTTTATCGCAATTAAAGATAAATTCTGCAATATGTTCTTTATCGTGTACAGTTGTGTCTGGTGTTTCGATGTATTCGATTGTGTTAATAATTGCATTTAATGTGAGTTTACTAATTTTCTTAAATGCTTCACCTATTAATTTTATTTTTTCTTCTTCAGATAAATCAGCACTTACAGTATAAGCATACATTTTTTGTTCTTCGAACTGTGATAAATTATTCTCATTGATTTCTTTGAAGTTCAATGGTTTGAACTTAAATTGTAAATCACCAATTGAAATAACTTTATTATAATCTGGAGTCTTCAACCCTTCGAGTATCAATCTTAGATCCACACCGTATCTATCAGCATTTTCACATTCTGGGCATGTAGTATCAATATCCATTTGATGCCCAGATGTTGCTAATCTAATTGATATTAATACAGTATCCAAATCCACTGATTTTAATTCCCAGGCATTTTTTATATTTGGTACACAACTTTGTATAACATCTACAATTGATTGCCCATTGAATAAAGCGTCGGGCGTTTTATATGATATTTCATCAGACGCTGTCATTGGGAAAACTGGAAATTCAAAGTTCTCTGGTATTTCTAAGGATCCTACTGGATAACCTTGTCCTTTAGACGGTAATGTAATATAAATTGATGGGCGTCTAAAATAATTTGATAATGGATTTGTACTCATGATTTCCTCGTATAAATAGTATAATAAACCTATTTATGAGGCATAAAAAACGTGGCAGAATATACACCAGAAGACATACAAAGAATGTCCGACGATGCACTTAACGCAATTCGAAATCTTGAAATTACAGCAGACGCATCAGAAAGAGCACAGCGAAAATTAAACGCAGTTAAAGCTAAAGGCACTGCAACGACCGAAGAATTAAATTCTGCAATGTCTAAAGCCGAATTAGCTCAGCGTAGACATGCCGAAGCTGAACGAGAAGCAGAACTTACAACTAGAAGATTCTCTAAGCAAATAGCCACTACTAAACAAGGTCTTAAAAGTTTAGGCGGAGAGTTTCTGGGTGTTGGTAAACAATTTGCTACTGGTTCAACAGATATTACTATATTTTCGGACGTTATTAAAACAGCTACAAACGTGGTATCTGAGTTAGCTGGATCAATTCCTGTTGTTGGATCTTATTTAGAATCGTTTGGTAAAGGTGTCGGCGAAGCTGGTGCATTCCTTGTTGAGCGATTAGGTGTAACTTATGATTCGTTTCAAAAATTAAGTTCAGTTGGTGCAACCGCCGGTGATGGAATGGAAAACATCGTTGCAGGGTTTGAACGTTTACAATTACCACTAGCAGAATATACTGCCCTAATAGGTGATAATGCAGAATTACTTGCATCACTAGGAGTCACAACACACGATTCCATTGAGGCAATTACAGGTGCTTCAGCATCATTTAAAACTTCAGAAATAGGTAAACAATTTCGTATGCTAGGTTATTCTGCTGAAGATTTTACTGAATCAATGATTGAATATTCAGACATGCAGCGTAAAATGGGTCAGGCTGATATGATGGATCAGTACAATCTAACACAGTCGACACAAAAGTATCTACTTGAACTTGATGCTATTGCTAAAATAACTGGTATGAGTCGTAAAGAAGCTGAAAACGACATGAAGTCAAGAATGGGCGATGATAGATTCCGTGCTATGACTGCTAAAATGGTTGCTAACGGACAAGAAGATTTAGCACGTCAAATGAATGCTACATTAACAGTATTAGGCAAACATGACAAAGACTTAGCAACAGGTTTAGGGCATTTAATGACAGGTTTTGCTAGTTCTGAAGAAGCAACAAAAGTATTAGTTACATTAGGCTCAGAAGCACAAACTGCCGCAGTAGCTTTTAAAGAAGGACGTATTAGTCAGGAAGAATTTACAAATACCATTCAAAAACAAGCCGGCGCATATACATCGTCAATGGGAGACTTAACAGAAGCAGTAGGTACACCTCAAGGCTTCTTAGACTTCTCTAAAATGATGGATTTATCAACTGAAAAGTACGGAAAGCTAGGAGAAGCAATTGATAAGGTTATGGTTAAACAGCAAGAACAAATGACAGCTCTTGGTGGAGTAACCGATTCGTTAAACGAATCAAAATTAAATATAGAAAAATCAGCAACTGCTTTATCGTCGTTGACTGCTGATAGTAAATTAATGGCTGATGCTGTTAAAATAATGACAGAGGCAATGGAAAAAGCAACAACATGGATTAAAGAAAATGTTGACGCTGATACCAAACAAGAAAAATATCGTAAAAGTTTAGGCAATAGACGCAAATACAGAGGTAGTCAAAGAAAACGAGCTAACACACAAAATATTAATAACAATATAGCTAACACTCAAAACATTACTACAGAAGAAATTGTTAATGAAAATCCGGATGTAATGAAGGTTACTCCTAATCTTCAAGCACCTGTTGAAACTAAAACAACTACAACTCCAACATTAAAACCAGACAAAAAACAACCAAGTAATGTTACAGAGCCAACTAAACCTGCAGATAAAACAATAGATAATAAACAAGCACGTTATGAAACTGAATCAATGAATAGACAATTAACTGCATCATTGAATACAATGACTAACTATTTAAGAGTGCAAAATAGCAAAATGGATGAGTTAATACGCCATAATAAAAACATTGCTAACAATACAACAGTCTGATAAATACTCCTATGCCGCATAAGAAACGTTTTAGAAATTTATCAAATACAGATGGTCAATTCTCGCCTATTTCAGGTGCAGGAGGTAGTGGTAGCACAGAATCAATGAATGCAACCGCAGCCTTTCGTAACTACGAAGCAGGATTACCCGAAGTGTACACTGGTCATCCAAATCGTGTTGAGCGATATACTCAGTACGAAGCAATGGATATGGACAGTGAAATTAATGCATGTTTGGATATTATTGCAGAGTTTAGTACACAAGAAAATGATCAAAACGGCACTTCATTTGAAATTAAGTTTAACGAAGATCCTACAGAAAACGAAGTTAACTTAATTAAACAGCAGTTACAGCAATGGAATAAACTTAATAAGTTTGATCAACGTATCTTTAAATTATTTAGAAACACATTAAAGTATGGTGATCAAGTATTCATACGTGATCCAGAAACATTTGAGTTATATTGGGTAGAACCAGAGAAAGTATCACGAGTTATTGTTAACGAAAGCGAAGGTAAAGAGCCAGAGCAGTATATTGTTCTAGACATTAACCCTAACTTTGAGAATTTAACAGTAGCACAAAAGTCAACAAACGACTTTAAAAAGACACCGCAAACTGGTAGTCAAGGTGCTCCGTATAACTTTAATGCACCAGGCGGTGGAGCACAAGGTGCCCAAGGACGTTTTGCAGAAGCAATGAACGAAAGTGCTGTGGATGCTAAACACATTGTACACTTATCATTAACAGAAGGTCTAGATTACTACTGGCCATTTGGACAAAGTGTTTTAGAAAACATTTTTAAAGTTTACAAACAAAAAGAATTATTAGAAGATGCTATTCTTATCTATCGCATACAACGTGCGCCAGAAAGACGTATCTTTAAGATTGACGTAGGTAATATGCCATCGCATATGGCTATGCAATTTGTTGAGCGTATTAAAAATGAAATACATCAACGCAGAATCCCAACACATAACGGTGGTGGACAGTCTGTAATGGATGCAACATACAATCCGTTATCGATTAACGAAGATTACTTCTTCCCAACAACAGCAGAAGGTCGTGGATCATCAGTAGATACTTTACCAGGAGGTGATAACTTAGGTGAGATTGACGACTTAAAATACTTTAATAACAAACTAGCACGTGGTTTGCGTGTACCTAGTTCATATTTGCCTACAGGACCAGAAGATAATCAAACACCGTTAAGTGATGGGCGTGTTGGTACAGCAATGATACAAGAATTCCGCTTTAACCAATACTGCGAGCGTTTACAGCGTACAATTTGTGACAAATTAGACGATGAGTTTAAGATGTTTTTACGTTGGAGAGGCTTTAACATTGATTCTAGCTTATTTAATTTAAAGTTCAATGCTCCTCAAAACTTTGCAAGTTATAGACAAGCAGAAATGGATGGTGCTAGAGCTGGAACATTTGGACAAATGGAAGCATTGCCGTATATTTCGAAACGTTTTGCAATGGAACGTTTCTTAGGATTAACCGAAGAAGAAATCCAACGTAACAGTGATCTATGGAACGAAGAACAAGGTACAGACAATGACATAGGTGCTGAAGGTTCGGATTTACGAAGTGTTGGTGTAATGCCAGGCGGCATGGAAGCAGACTTGGGCAACCTAGAAGATATGGATATGGATGGCGATATTGATGCAACTGATGCTGAATTATCAACTGGTGAAGTACCAGATGCAGCAGGCGCAGTAGGTTCTCCACCAGGTGGCGGCATGCCTCCAGAAGGAATGTAAGGTAAATACTAATATGATATTAAACGAATTATATGATATGGGTTTAGAAAAGTATCAAGATGTTGAAGATGACAACAGCCAACCTGATGATTACTCAACACGAAAAACTCGTTTAACATTAAAACAAATCAACAAACTTAGACAAATGCTTGACTTAAGAAACGTTGAATATAAAGAAAAGTTAAGCAAAATTCAAAAACAATATGCAACTCCAGCACCAGAAGCCGGCGGCGGCGACATGGGCTTTTAAGTCTTAAATTTCAAAAGATCAACCTTTTCACACCTTTTTGAACCGTTATATACTACTATTTACATAAGTCATTGTAAATACGTTTATATATAAATTAGCCATACTTTACTGGAGAAGAATTCACATGAACAAATTTGAACAATTAATTGAGTACGTTATCAATAATGAAGATAACAAAGCGGCAGACTTATTCCACGAAATCGTAGTTGAGAAAAGCCGTGAAATTTACGAAGGTTTAATGAATGATGAAGATCCATCAAACGACTTCATTGACGACGTTGAAGCTGACGAAGAAGGCAGAGCCTTTGAAGCTGAAGAAGATGAAATCGAAGCTGGCGACGAAATGATCGGCGGTGAAGAAGAATTCGGCGGCGAAGAAGAGTTCGCAATGGGCGACGAAGAAGAAGGCGAAGAATTAGAAGATCGTGTTGTTGATTTAGAAAATCAATTAGACGAGTTAATGGCAGAGTTTGAAG